GCGCGCCGCCGCCATCGACACCGGCGGCCACCACACCAAGATGGCCTACGAGTTCTGCCGCACCCGCCTCGCCCGGCGCATCTGGGCGATCAAGGGCCGTGGCGGGCCCGGCATCCCGGTCTGGCCGCGCCGCCCGACGCGGACGAACAAGGGCAAGATTCCGCTCTTCATCGTCGGCGTGGATGCGGTGAAGGACGCCATCTACGCCCGCCTGCGCCTGGCCGAACCCGGCCCCGGCGCGATCCACTTCCCCCGCCGCCTCGACGCCGACTATTTCCGCCAGCTGACCGCCGAGCGCGTCGTCACCCGCTTCGAGCGCGGCCGTCCCATCCGCTCCTGGCAGCCCAAGCGCGACGGCGAACGCAACGAGGCCCTCGACACCTTCGTCTATGCCCACGCCGCCCTGCACGGGCTAATCAGCATGGGGCTCAGGCTGAACGATGAGGTGGAGGGGGTGGCAGGGCAGACAGCGACGCCGGTGCAGAAACCCCAAGGGGTGATCCGGTCACGTTGGCTGGCAAGCCAAACATAATCGGGCGCGATAAGACTCTAAAATCTCGACACTAATCGATTTTCCGCATAGACCGGCTTGACCAGTCTTGGAGCTTTGCATGCGTCTTTCTTGGAACGAGATCCGCTCAAGAGCTGCCGCGTTTGCGCGGGAATGGCAGGGCGAAGGATACGAGAAAGGGCAGACCCAGCTCTTCTATCGCGATTTCTTCGAGGTCTTCGGCGTGCCGGTTCGCCGTGTCGCTACGTTCGAGGAACCAGTGAAAAACCTTGGCGACAAGCGCGGGTTTATCGATCTGTTCTGGAAGGGCATGCTTCTGGTCGAGCAGAAGAGCGCAGGGCGCGATCTCAAGAAAGCGAAAACACAGGCTCTGGACTATTTTCCGGGCCTTAAGAACGAGGATTTGCCGCGCTACATTCTGTTGAGCGACTTCCAGACATTCGAGCTCTACGACCTCGAAGACGGCGACGAACTGAAATTCCCGCTCGCTGATCTGCACAAGCACGTCCAAAAGCTCGGGTTCATCACGGGCGTCCAAAAGAAGACGTTCAAGGACCAGGACCCGGTCAACATTAAGGCATCGGAGTTGGTCGGTGCCCTGCACGATGCCCTTGAGGACTCAGGTTATGTTGGCCACGACCTCGAGCGCTTTCTCGTCCGCATTGTGTTTTGTTTATTCGCCGATGACACCGGCATTTTCGAGCCCCGCGGAGTCTTCGAAGAGTTCATTGAAGGACGCACGCGGGAGGATGGCTCCGACCTCGGCGGATGGCTGGCCGCACTCTTTCAGACGCTAGACACTCCAGATACCAAGCGCGCGAAGACCCTCGACGAGGATCTGAAGCAGTTCCCTTACGTGAATGGCGACCTGTTCCGTGAAAACCTGCGGCTGCCGTCCTTCAACGCTGAGATGCGTGATCGTCTTCTCGCTGCGTGCAGGTTCGACTGGTCGGAAATCTCGCCCGCAATTTTCGGATCGCTGTTCCAGTCGGTGATGGATCGCAACGAGCGGCGCGAGCAGGGCGCACACTACACGAACGAAACGAACATCCTGAAGGTCATTCAACCACTGTTTCTCGACGCCTTGCGGGACGAATTCGAACGGATAAAGGCGCGCCGTGATAATCGGCGGCGGGCAGAACTTGAGCGGTTCCGCGAGCGCCTCGGCCAGATGAAGTTCTTCGACCCGGCTTGCGGCTGCGGCAACTTCTTGATCATTGCTTATCGCGAGCTCCGCCTGCTCGAGATCGAGGTGGTGCGCGAGCTCATCGATTACCAGCGCGACGCACATGGGCAGTTCATGGGCGTGCTCGATGCCTCGGACCTGTCACGGATCAACGTCGACCAGTTCTACGGGATCGAGATCGGCGAATTCCCGGCCCGGATCGCAGAGACTGCCATGTGGATGATGGACCACATGATGAACAACCGGCTGAGCCTTGAATTTGGCCCTTACTACGTTCGCATCCCGCTCCGGAAGTCTCCGCACATCCATGTCGGCAACGCGCTCGACATGGATTGGGCCGACGTCCTGCCTCCGGCTGAATGCACCTTCCTGTTCGGTAATCCGCCCTTCCGAGGCCATCAGTACAGGACGGCCGAGCAGCAGGCCGACATGTGGCGCCTTTGGGGACGCCAGGGACAGGTGAACCGTCTCGACTACGTCACCTGCTGGTTCAAGAAGGCGGTGGATTACAGCGCCGCGAACAAGGCGATCGAGATCGCGCTCGTGTCCACCAACTCGATCACCCAGGGCGAGCAGTGCGGTATCCTCTGGCCGCACCTTTTCGGCTTGGGAATTTCGATCCATTTCGCGCACCGGACGTTTCAATGGAACAGCGAGGCGCGCGGCAAGGCAGCTGTGCACTGCGTCATCGTCGGCATGACATGGGGTGAGCCCAAGGACCGGACGATCTTTGAATACGACCATGTCCGGGGTGATCCACATGCCTCGAAGGTCTCGCGTATCAACGGCTACCTGATCGACGGGCCACAGTATTCCGTCCCGGCGAGATCGCAGCCGCCCGCTGGCCGACTGCGCATGCACAAGGGAAGCCAACCGACTGATGGAGCCCGCCTGCGCAAGCCGGAGGGTGGCTATATCACTCACAGCAACCTGATCCTCGATGAGGAGAATCGCACCGAGCTCCTGGCGCGTGATCCGAATGCTGCCAAATGGCTGCGCCCCTATGTCGGTGGCGATGAGCTGATCTCAGGCCAGTGGCGCTGGTGCCTTTGGCTCAAGGACGCAGACCCCGCCGAGCTTCGCAGGTCAGCGGCGGTCCAGGAACGCCTCGACCGTGTGCGCGCTGGGCGGCTCAAAAGCCCGACCGCGAGCGTGCAGGAGTACGCGAAGTATCCGACGCTGTTCACGCAAGATCGCCAACCATCCGGGCCGTATCTTGCGGTCCCCGAGGTTTCCTCGGAGACGAGGGAGTACATCCCCATGGCGGTTCTGCAGCCCGACGTGATCGCCTCGAACAAGCTGCAGATCATCGTGGGCGCGCCGCTGCTGTACTTCGGCATCCTCACCTCTGCCATGCACATGGGGTGGATGCGAACGGTCGCCGGGCGGCTTGAGAGCCGGTATAGCTATGCCCCCGCGGTCTACAACTCGTTACCGTGGCCAGAGCTCACGCCTGCCAAGCAGGCGAAGATTACGGCCTTGGCACAGGCTGTCTTGGATGCGCGCGCTGGCTTCCCGCACCTGACTCTCGATGATCTATACGACCCAGACTCGATGCCGCCTGTGCTGCGCCGCGCCCACGAAAGCCTGGATCGCGCTGTTGATCGGCTCTACCGCCGATCCGGCTTCCGGTTCGAACGAGAGCGCGTGGAGCACCTGTTCCAGCTTTTCGAGAAAGAAGCTGCACCGCTGGACAGCACGATGGCGAAAAAGTCACGGCGCAAGCGGGCCGGATAGGATCGCTGAAGGTTCCGGAGACGCGGGGCATCGACCTGAGTCCGTTTCCCAAACATTCCCAATAGCTTGATGGTCAGTTTCGGGCGATTCTGCCGTCCATGCGGACCTTCCTCCATCGCCTTCTCGGCATCGCGCGCGCTCGGGGCTTCGACGCTGCGGGTGGTGGTCGGCGTTGGGAAGGGGCGCGTACGGTCGACGGGCTGAACGCGGCGATTCTTGCGGGCGCGACCACGGCGGCGCGGCGGGCCGGGTGGTATGCGCGGAACAACCCTTGGGTCGCGGCGGCGGTGGACAGCCTGGTCGGCAATGTCGTCGGCGCGGGGATCAAGCCGCAATCCACCCATCCCGACCGAGCGGTGCGCGAACGGCTGCAGACGCTCTGGCTCCGGTGGACCGATCACGCCGCCCCGGATGGGCTGGCGGATTTCTACGGACTGCAGGCCATGGCCGTGCGCGCGATGGTCGAGAGCGGCGAGAGCTTCGCCCGGCTGCGCGTGGCCAGCGACGCCAGCGGCCTCCCCCTTCACCTCGAGCTTCTGGATCGCGAGCAGGTTCCCATGGATCTGCACCGCGAGATCGGCGGCGGGGCGCGGATCCGCGCGGGCATCGAGTTCGATGCCGCCGGTCGCCGGGTCGCCTACCGGGTCTTGTCCTCCCGCCCGGGCGATCCGCTGGGGTGTCGCCGCATGGACCCGCTCCGCGTCCCAGCCGCCGATTGCCTGCACCTGTTCAAGCCGCTCGCGGCGGGCCAGCTGCGCGGGATCACCTGGCTCGCGCCGGTGCTGCTGCGGCTGCACGAGCTCGACCAGTTCGAGGACGCCGCGCTGGTAAAGGCCAAGGTCGCGGCGCTCTTCACCGGCTTCATCACAGATCCGGACGGCACGGCGGGCGGGCTCTCGGGCACCAACGCCGGCGGCGCGCTGACCGTGGGCATGGAGCCCGGCAGCCTGATCCCGTTGCCGCCCGGCACCGACATCCGCTTCTCGAACCCGACCGAGCACGACGCCTACGCGCCCTTCGTCAAGAACCACCTGCGCGCCGTCGCGGCGGGGCTCGGCCTGCCCTACGAGCTGGTCTCTGGCGATCTGGAAGGCGTCACCTATTCCTCGATCCGCGCCGGGCTGATCGAGTTCCGCCGTCGCGTCGAGCAGCTGCAGCACAACGTGGTGGTGCACCTGTTCTGTCGCCCGGTGTGGGAGCGATTCGTGCGGCTCGCGGTGCTGACCGGCGAGCTGCCTGCGCGGGACTTCGACCGGAACCCGGATGCCTATCTCGGCTGCGAATGGCTGCCGCCGAAGTTCGATTACGTCGATCCGATGAAGGACGTTCAGGCCGAGATCATGGCGATCGGCGCGGGGCTCAAGAGCCGGTCCCAGGCGATTTCCGAGCGCGGCTACGACGCCGAACAGGTGGACGCCGAGATCGCCGCCGACCGTGAGCGCGCGGAAGGCCTCGGGCTCGATTTCGGCAAGGCGGCGGCGCCACAGCAGAAGGAGGCTGCCGATGGCTGAAATCGAGACACCCCCGGCATCGACGCGCTCAAACGTTGGGAGGGGCAACGTTTGCCTGCTCACCCGCCGCGCGACGCTGGCGCCCGCCACCGCCGACCCGGAAGCCCGCACCGTCGAGGTGATCTGGTCCACTGGTGCACCCGTGCGCCGCCGCGACATGGAGGGGCCATACATCGAACGGCTGAGCCTGGCGCCCGCAGCCGTCGACCTCTCGCGCCTGGAAGGCGCCAGCGTGCTCGATGCACATCGCCAGACCGCCGTCCGCGACGTGTTGGGTTCTGTCCGCAGCGCGGCCGTGGACGGCAAGCGCGGCACGGCGCTGATCCAGTTTTCGGCTCGGCCGGAGGTGGAGCCGGTCTGGCAAGACGTGCTGGCAGGCATCCTGCGGCACGTCTCGGTCGGCTACTCCGTCGAGGACTGGGCCGAGACCACCGAGAACAGCGCGCGCGTGCTGACCGCCGTGCGCTGGACGCCCCACGAGATTTCCCTGGTGCCGACGCCCGCCGACCCCGGCGCCCACATTCGCATGGAGACAGAGATGAAAGACACGGCCACCCGAGAAGCTGCCGACACGGCGCCGACCACCGAGACCTTGCCCATGCCGTCCTCGGCGGCGACCTCGTGCACGTTCGAACCCCACG